CTGGTAATGGAATTTTTCATGGAACCGAATTGGTTCATTTCAAACCAAAGCCAGGAACACTCATTATCTTCCCAGGATACATGGAACATGAATATTCAGTAGATCATGGTAAAAAACCATTTAGATTTATTCATATCTGTATCAGTGCAATTTTAAAAGAAATGGCAAAGAAGGTATAAGATGGCGAAGAAATACGATTTTAAAAAAGATAATTTCTGTGTCATTGAAAAAGCAATATCAACAGATCTTGCAACATTCTTGTACAATTATTTTACCATGCAAAAACAAGTCTATGATACTTGTATAAAAGAAAGATACATCTCACCTTTTGAAACTTTTCTAGGTTACTATGAAGGTCAAGATGAACAAATTCCTAATACCTATTCTCAATATGCGAATATGGCATTTGAAACCTTATTGCTAAAACTGCAACCGATTATGGAAAAGACAACCAAATTAAAGTTGTATCCTAATTATACGTATGCAAGAATTTATAAACCAGGTGATGAACTCAAACGTCACAAAGATAGATTCTCTTGTGAGATATCTACAACACTAAATCTTGGTGGAGATAAATGGCCGATCTATATTGAACCTAATGCAAAAAAAGGTGGAGTTATAGAAGGTAGAGGCTATGTATCAGATATGACTAAAGGTGTATCTGTAAATCTAAAACCAGGAGATATGTTAGTTTATAAAGGAAATATATTAGAGCATTGGAGAGAACCATTTAAAGGTAAAGACTGTGCTCAAGTATTTCTTCATTATAACAACTCCAAAACTAAGGGGTCGAAGGACAACATGTTCGACAAACGTCCTCATTTAGGTCTTCCATCTTGGTTCAAACGTTGATATAATTCTTATTTAGAGCCAGAGATACCACCACATACCACCTCTCTGGCTCGTAATAGGAGATATAAATGTTTTTTGGCGTTACGTCATTTGGCAGTGCACCTTTTGCGGATCCGGGTTTTAATCCTAATGCACTCGTCATATTAAATGGAAGTCAGGTTAATACTAATACAGGTACTGTAGGTCTTGTTGGTAATGCAACCGTTCTGCCTACAGGAAGTCAATCTAACTTCACCATAGGTAATATTAAAGTTGCTGATGTTATTGGTGTCAGTGGTATTGCGACAGCGCTTTCTACAGGAACCGTTACTGTTGCAGCGGGTGCCGATGTTGGTGTAACAGGTAGCCAAGCTGACTTTACTACTGGTACAGTTAATGTTGCTGACGTTGTAGGTGTTAGTGGATCAAGAGTTAATGTTGATACAGGGGATGTTACCTTAGTTGGTAAAGCAACGGTATTACCAGATGGTAGCACATTAAGTGTTGCAAGTGGTACAGTTACTTTTGCATTTAAATATTCAGTTACAGGTTCACAAGTTAACGTTAATACAGGAACGGTATCCATTACAGCTGATGCAAATATACCTGCAACAGGATCACAGATTAATACAGACACAGGAGATGTCACTGTTGTTGCTGATGCAAATATTTCTGTTACAGGATCAAGAGCAGATATTGAAGTTGGCAATGTAACAACAAGAGCAAACGCAACTGCTATTGTTACAACAAACAGACAAAATTTATCTACAGGAACAGTAACGATTGTTGCGAAAGCAACTGTTCTTGCAGAAGGAAGTGCATTAGAAGTTGCAGTTCCAACAGGAATTAATATTAAACAATGGGATGGTATTGTACCAGGTGCAAGTCAAACTTGGACTCCTATCTCAACAGGTAGAGGATCATAATGTTTTTTGGAGGTAGTACATTTGCAAGTTCACCATTTGGCGATCCAGGTGGAGTCAGTATTGCATTTGTAGTTAATGGAGTAGGTTTAGAAGTTGCAAGTGAAGGTCAAGGTATTTTATTTTCTGCATTTAACCAAGCACAACTTTCAACTGCACAATCTAAATTTGGCGTATCTTCTTTATTATTAGATGGTACAAATGATTATGTAGAATCTGACTCAAATGTTAATTTAAATTCAACAGACTTTACAATTGATGTTTGGATCAGGCCAAACAGTGTAACAGGTTACAAAGGTATTTGGCAATCAGGAACAAGCACAACAGAACAATCTTATTTATTAGGTAACACAGTTTATTGGACTGTAACTCCATCAACAATTATTACTTCTTCAGTTACTGTTAATGCAAATGAATGGACTATGTTGTCTTATGAAAGACAAGGTAACACTCACAGAATATATAAAAACGGAACTTTAGAAGATACAGCTACCACAGCTAATAAACAAGATAATGGTCCATTCAGTATTGGTGAAAATGGTTTTGGTGATTTTAATGGCTACATTGATGAGCTAAGAGTTTCAACTGTTGCAAGATACGGAGGATCAAGTTTTACAGAACCAACTAGTGCATTTAGTCCAGATGGATCAACAAGTGTATTACTTCATTTTGATGGAGCAAATGGTTCAACTACTATTACAAACTCTGCATTTAGTGGTACCGTTGTTATTGGAAAAGCAAGAATATTACCAAATGGCTCTGAAGTAGAAATTACTATTGGTAATGTTACCATTAGGGTCAATAGAAATGTTCTTGTATCAGGTAATCAAATAAACCTTGCAACTAACACCATAGATGTGATATCATGGAACCCGATAATTCCAGGAGCAACTGGTGTTTGGGTCCCAATAGATCCAGATAATCCGTAGGAGAAATATGGCTACAAATTCGACGAATTTAAAAATAGAACTTATGGCAACCGGTGAAAGATCGGGAACATGGGGTACACAAACAAATACAAATTTACAGATTTTAGAACAAGCTTCATCTGGTTACATTTCTGTAGATGTTGCATCTGCTGATGTTGCTTTATCATTAGCAAACGGTGCTACATCAAACGGTAAAAATTTATACTTTAAACTTACAGGAACATTAACAGCAAACAGAACGGTGACAATGCCAGACACAGCAGAAAGAGTTTTTGTTGTAGAAGATGCAACAACAAGAGGAACAACTTCAGCATGGTTTACCTTAACGATTAAAACCGTATCAGGTACAGGTGTTGCATTACCTGTAGGTTCAACTTCTTTAGTTTATTCAGATGGTACAAATGTTAATTTAGGTTTACAAACAAAAGGTTATCATACCCCAGATGCAGCTTATACAGCAGTCGCAGGCGATCAAGTATTAGTGGATACATCAGGTTCAGGAGCAAACGCTCCAGTTACCATTACACTTCCTGCATCACCATCAGTAGGTAACGAAGTTCATTTCATTGATAGCGGTAACAACCTTGCATCAAACAATCTAACTGTTGGAAGAAACGGATCTAATATTTTAGGATCAGCTTCTGATTTAACAGTATCTACAAATAGTTCAGCTTTTACATTGGTGTACGTCAATGCAACAAGAGGTTGGATCTATAAAGATAATATATAGGAGGTTCCATGCCTCTCGTTCAATACGGATTTAAACCAGGGATCGACAAACAAAATACTGCAGTCGGTGCAGAACAGCGTTGGGTGGATTCAGATAATGTTAGGTTTAGATACGGACTTCCAGAAAAAGTTGGCGGTTGGACTTCTTTAGTTACGGATTCTATTGTTGGTGTATCAAGAAAACTTCATGCCTTTGTTGATTTAGATGGTAACCGATATGTTGCGATTGGTACAGATAAGTTTTTACTTTTATATTTTGAAGGTCAGTTATTTGACATCACTCCTGTTAAATCAAATTTAACGATTAATGATTTAGCTTTTACAGACACAGAAGCAGATGTTACTGCAACAACTTCAACATCACATGGTTTAGCTGTAGGTGATATTGTACAATTTAGTTCTACGACATTACCTGCTAGTACAGGTTTTACAACAGCTGATTTTGATGATTTAAATTTTGTAGTTCAAACTGTTCCAAGTGCAACTACATTCACAATAACAATGGCAAGTAATGCAACGTCTACAACAAATGGTGGAGGTGCAACACTAACACCTTATGAAACTGTAGGTCCTGCAGAACAAACTTATGGTTATGGTTGGGGCGCAGGAACATGGAGTCGTGAAGGTTGGAACGAAGCTGCTTCTGCTTCGGATGTAACCCTTGAACCAGGACTGTGGTCATTAGATAATTTTGGTGAAGTACTTATTGCAACGATTGCAAATGGTAAAACATTTACATGGAATGCAGGTGCAACATCAGCTACCTCAACAAGAGCGTCTACAGCAACATCTGGTTTTTCTACATCAGCAAACCCGACAGCATCAAGACTAACTTTAGTTTCACCAACAACAAGACACTTAGTGCATCTTGGAACAGAAACAACAATTGGAGATACGTCTACTCAAGATGATATGTTTATAAGATTCTCGGACCAAGAAGATATTAATGATTATACCGCAACTGCAATTAATGCTGCAGGTGATTTTAGATTACAAGATGGAACTAAAATTATAGGTGCGATTAAAGCAAAAGAAACAATCCTTGTTTGGACTGATAACGCACTTTATACCATGAAGTTTATTGGTGCGCCTTTTACATTTGGTTTTGAAGCGGTAGGTACAAACTGTGGTTTGATCGGTAAGAATGCGGTCGTTGAACAAGATGGTATTGCTTATTGGTTATCACCTAACGGTTTCTTTCTTTATGATGGTACAGTTAAATCATTACCATGCAGTGTAGAAGATTTTGTATTTGATAATTTTGATACTACAAAAGGTCAGCAAGTTTATGCTGGATTAAATAACTTATATACAGAAATTGTTTGGTACTATCCATCTTCAGGATCAGATTACAATGATTCTTATGTGATTTACAATTATGGAGAACAAGTTTGGTATACAGGAACAGAAGCAAGAACGTCTTGGATTGATGCTGTTGTCTACCCGAATCCATACGCAACTAAATTTGATAGTACAGCATCTGGAACATTTCCTAGTATCGGTGGTGTAAATACGTTAGGTCAAACAGTTTTCTTTTCACACGAAGTTGGAACCGATCAAGTAAATCCTGAC